TGCGTTCACCACCCATTTCTCATCTCTCTGTAGATATCTGCGTTTAGGTTCACACAAATGAACTTGCAGTGTACGTTCCTTGGCAAACTCTTTGCCACAGTATGTGCATTTATACATCGATGCCATGTGCTTCCATCAGTTGCTCTAGCTCTCTATCTGTGATCACCTTGTCTAGTGTTTCCAGATCAGCTTCCTTCCATGTCGGATAGATCTGTTGTAACTTCTTAAGACTTTTGTTCGGTACTCTTTTCATTGGCTTGATCCATGGATGAAATTGTTGTTGTAATGATCCACACATAGCCGTTAATATCCATAGCAGTTTTTTGTGTTTCCCTAGCGTGAAACAATGCTTGTTTACACACTCGTTTACCATCTCTACATAGTGTTCTGCGTAGAATTGATCTTTTGAGGAAACGTTTGACACGTACCTCATCAGCATGTATGGAGAGTACAAGGACTTCTCTTTGTCGTCAACCCTGTCAAAGTAGTCCTTGTTTCTAAAGTCCACGGCCTTCAGTCCATTCCTTAAATCAAAGAATTTTCTATTTTTTTCTGCCGCCATATTTCAATCCAAATAATGTACATTCTTGTGCTGTCACAAAAGTTAATTTTATTTTCTTTTGCATGTGATTCATACCTGAAAGTTGGAATTTGTTCTCCCTAATAAAATCAAAAAAATCCATCATCCATTTCTCATCCATCCATACTGCAATCTTGTTGCTTGTAATCATAACAGGCGCTTCTATTGTTATGGATTTCCTACCAGACGGAGCCATAATCCACCTGCTCGCACTGCCTAGATATGTCCTTGACGAAATAGGCACACATGGGCCTACGTCCATTGGTAAGTGGAACAGCCAGCATCTGCCCTGATTTTATCTTTGGGAAATACCATTTGACTTCGTTGTATATGTCCACCACATCTATGGGCATAAACTCGGGTTTGGCGCTAGATAATGGATTGAACGTGAATGCGTCAAATCCCCTGTCATTGAGGCTAGTGATTGGTAACACGTGCATTTCAGATTGTCCCGCTTCCCCTATCAGCATCTTCCAGTCTAGAGGCATTTTTATCTTGTAACCACCGATCTCCAGCACCGCCGCTGGCGCATTGAAACTTTCTAAGAATATCAAAGGAATGTAAAAGAAATCTGGGTTGGCAGGATCGGAGTTATCCAAAACGGCGAATCTCAATTTCTCATCCACCCATTCTGGGATCTTTTCTAGTTTGTAGGTCCTGTCATCGAGTGTAAGGATTTTCATAATTTATCTTTTCTATATTATACGGGTAATTGGCCTCTTTGTAAAACTTTTTTCTTTGTCCAAGGTGTCTTTTTGCGAACTTGCAACTGCTGGTTATGTCCCAGATCTGTACACTGTCCTTGTCCTCTGCTTTCCTGATGCCACGTCCTATGCTCTGTATTACACGAACGAATGACTTGCCTGGCTCTATGAGAACAAGATTGAAAATCCGAGGAATATTAATGCCAACAGCGGCAACTCCATATGTGGCAATAATAACTTTATTTTGGCTAGTAGATACTTCATCGTACTGTTCCTTCCTATCTGTGTTTTTAGTTGATCCTGACACGAACACAGCATCTTTTATTTTCTTCTCAAGTATTTCGCCTGCTGATATCCTGTCAACGAGAATCAATGTGTTACCTGATGTCGCTATGTGCTCTATTGTTTTTGCTACCCATGACATCCTGGTTGTGTCTGTTGTGAGCCATTTCAGTTCTTCACCATAAGTTTTGAACTGTGGGTGGTCCTGTGTCTGTAGCACGTTGACGTGACAGTTAGCCAGTACACCTTTGTCTTGGAGTTCACTTGCTTGTATCCTGTTGGCGACTTCTCCTATACTGCATTTCAATCCCATGAATTCATAGTCCGCTTTGGGCACTGTGCCGGTTAGTCCCCAACGTATTCCACAGTGTGCGAATGGTCCTGTGAGTAATCTTTTCAACACATCCGCTTTTGCCATGTGAACCTCGTCAATGATCACTGTGTTGATGCCCTGTATTGCTTCAAGGAAATCTGTTGTGTGTTCATCTTTGCTTTTCTTTTCCAGCACGTTCAGTGATTGCCAAGTTGCAATTGTGTTGAATCTTCCTAATTCTTTTCTGTCTCCGTAGTACACTCCAACATCCAAGTTACAGGCAAGGAAATCTTCTTCGGTTTGCGTGACCAAACTTTTGTTCGGGACGATGGTCAGCGTCCTACCGTAGGGTTCAACCAACTGGCACAATGCGGCTGTGATAATCGTCTTACCTGCTCCTGTGGCTATCTCCTGTATGCACTGTGGATTTTCAATAAACTTGTTTATTGTCTCTACCTGATAGTCTCGCAACTGTATTGGTTGTCCTGCACAAGGGTGTGTTCCCGGCCAAGTGATGTGTGCGAGATAATCTTTGTCGACGGCCTTGAATTCAAAATTGTGTGGTGACCTTTTATCTTCGAAATCTACATACACTCCGCCCTCTTCGAGTATTGGCAGTATCTGATCAACGAGATTGAGATATGTTGTACCACCGAGGCCAAAGAAACTGACCTTGCCGTCCCATCTGCCCAGTTTCACAGCAGGCAAATGTCTCGCATATGGTATCTCATATTTAAATTTGTTGGAAAGTCTCTTACGCCATTCGAGGCTCAAGTTCTCGAACTTCACGTTGACTTCGTCTTTTATTACTAGTTTACAACTGCTCATTCTAAAGTTTTATTATAATACGATCATGCCAATCCCAACTGCTTGGTTGGTGATCACTATAATACAACTTTTTTGGGAGATTTTCAAGTAGTCTTTTGAGATTGTCGGTGCCACTGGCGTAATAACCACCACCCAGTCCCACCACTGATGCTTTTGGTTTTATCTTGCTTTTGATCAACGCTCTTGGTATTCTATTCCTCACAAATATGATTTTGGTTTTTTCGTTTATCAGTTTAAACTGTTTACTCATCTGGTGTAGTTCGTATAGGTTCTCAAAGAACTCCTGAGAGTTTTGGTTATTCAATAGATAGGTCCTGTCGTTGTGCCTGTCGATGTCTTTCTTGAATATTGGTTCCTTAACATCAAACCCCCAACTGCACTCGTTAAGTAAGTCAATGCCGTGGGCCTTGAATGCGTTCATCCATTCCCAGAAGTCTCTGACCTCTTCCTCCATATGTATGTCACCACTTACTGGCATTATCAAGGGAAAGCAGTCGAGTTCGATCAATCCTTTCACTACTTCATTCTTTGAAAATGTTTTGCTATCAATCCAGAGTTTATGGTATTTGTTGTGTGCTATCTTGTGTGCCACCAGTGTGTCTGCTCGAACATTTATTCCATGGGTGCTGATATTGAAGTTCTTGAGTGAGTCCACCTGTGCTAAGGCAGATTTGTGTTTGAGATTTACGTTCCAGTATTCCTGTAGGCTCTCTGGGGCATCCTGCAATACCACCTCACCTCCTATCAATCTTGCACTGGCCTGCCTGTGTCCAACGACATCGTCTCTAATTTTTTCGTAATCCTTCAAAAGACTGTCATCAATAAATTTGAAATCATATCTTGCCGCTATCAGCGTGAGGTAATACGCCGTTACATCTGTGTGCAAGAATGTCCACTTCTTGACTTCGCCATCGTATTGACTATAACCTGCGGGGAAGTCTCTGTTATCTTTGAGACATCTAATCAGTTGTATCACCTTCTTGTTGTAAGGAAACCTTAGTTCTATCCTGTCAACTCCGTCTTCGTCTGTGTATTTTTCTATCACTCTGTCAAAACTGATCACCCGGAATTCATCCTCGTACTTGGGATTGTCAAGCAGACCTTTGATGTCCATGCCGTGTGCTTGGAACTTGGTAAGGTATCTTTTCAGTATGACGAGGGCCAACCTGGCCTGTTTCTCTGTCCAGGCATACTGTGATTCTGCCAGCGATCGCACAGTTTCGTGATCCTTCGGATGCGGTTTTATCTGTGTGTTTGGTGCCTGAGCCCACAAATAATCATTATATGCTAGTATTTTGAGTGCTTCGTTTATTGTTTTTGGCAAATCTGTGTGCATTTTGTCCATAGTATTTTAGGTAATTATTAGTGTATTATAGCATAATTGGTAATACTGTCAACCATGAAAAAAGTAAAAAACAAAGCGGTAAATGTGAGGAAGCAACTGAAAGTCAAGTTGGAAAACACCGCGGCCAGATACAAGAACACAAAAGGATTTAGACCAACAGAACAACAGGCATACCATTGGTTCAGATACATCAACAAATGCCTGTTCAACAGTAGGTTACCAATGGTCCCTTTACACGTGAGAAAACTCCACAAGGATTGGGGTAGGTGCGTGGCCAACTGGGACAACAGGAAAACTCCCAAGGGCAAGTTCAATCAGAGAGTGATACCTTATCACATCGATGTGGACTATTACATTGAAATACATTGCAAGTTCCCAAGATGGAAAGATTTTGTGGAAACATTGGCCCACGAGATGGTGCATCTCTATCAGATGACCTGGATTAAAGATCCTTACGCGAATCACAATGCAAACTTCTTTGCCTGGAAAAATAAATTCAAGATGGCCGGACTGGGCCTATCGAGGTGTTAACACTTTTTCAAATTGAGCGTAACTGATTACTTTACTGTTCCCGAGATCAGTGCCAGTCTGTAGGTGGTGAAGGAACTCTGGTGGATCATCATGCACTATTGTATACTGGACATAAGGTCTCATCTTCAACATGTCTCTTAAGTGTTTCAACCATCCTTCAAATATTTTGTCATCATTACGCTCACCGTAGCAATCTGTACCTTGGTAAATGTTGTTAAGTTGTCCCTTGCCATACTCCCTGAAATCAAAACCTAAAAGATAGATATTCTTGTGTCCGTGAACGCCTGCTGTCCAGAAAGCGGCGTTTCCAGATATCCAATGTGGGTTGTTAGGTATGAGGTGCAACATGCCCTTGCTCTGTTTACGATTTACTTCCAGAGACGGTGCGTAGTGAACCGTTTGTAATCCAACTTTGTCCTCTACCATTTTCATTGTCATTTTTGTATCTACGGAAAATATAAAGTCTGGCATAAAATCTCTGTACAAAGCGTTGCATCCATAGGTTTGTCCACTCGCTTTTAATTTTTCAAGATCGAATCCTTTACGTGAAGGACCGTTACCTATCACATAGGCATTGCCTCGTGGTACCGCCTTTACTTTGTCTTCGTAGAATTGTATGTTACGGTGCTTTTGGCCATTTCTGATTGTAGTGTTGACGCACACATCTTCACCTGCATATGGTTCCCATTTGATTGGGAGTATAATATTTTGTTGTCCAATATTGATGGTCTTCATTATAGATATTTCTCCTTCAATCTTAGTCTAATCCTGTGCCATGGTAGTCCCTTTTCTATCTCATCTTCGAACCATTCAGTGTATGCAAGTTGGTCTGCCCACGAGTGTCTGTTTGGCATAGCAGGTGTGTTTATATCTGCAAGTTGCACATTTCCTACATCATGGCAAAGGCTTGATTCAGATACAAATACCGGTATACCTTTTATCACTGCCTCCATGGCGGGGTTGCTAGAATGATTTACAACTGCCCATGTCCGTTCTAATGTGGCCTTGAAATCTGTGTCATCGTACGTTCGGAAATCTCTTTTTGGCAATCTTACTTTCACGTTCCTAAATTTGTTTTCATCAAAATTTATTACATTTCTAGGGTGTGGTCTAACTAGTATTGGCCTTGTTGTGTATTTTCTTATTTCATTTATCTGTTGCTCAATCCATTGTGACATTCGAGGCAGTCCCTTCCACTGCTCTGAGTTATCATGTTGTCCACATATAACAATTAGATCACCTGTAGGATTCCATGGACGTAGCTCGTGACTAAACAATGGCCATCTACTATTATCAAAATTTTGATTAGCAAAGTCGGCGTCTCTATTGATACCGTTAATTCCAATCTTAAAACTTAGGTTTCTACGTAGGCCACCTACTTCTATAACAATAACTGGTTTGCCTGCATTCCTATAACGATCCCAAATCTTTTTATATTTTTGCATCCTGCCTTGCCAAAGCACACTCCATATTACTGCAACATCTCCGTTGGTTTCTTTATCGACATGGATATCATCACCAGTTCTTCTCATAGAAGATATAAATTTACTGAATATATCCTTGCTATTAAGAGGACCATGCATGGGCCATGCTTCTATCCTCATTAGTTGCCCTGCTTTCCTTTGGCCACCTTGCTGACTATGTCCTCTGCCTGTTTTGGATCAAACTTCACACCACCGAACGGATCATAGTTCTCCACGTTCTTCCAGTAGTCCTCGTTCCTGTCTCCACGCAAGTCACTCTTAGAACTCTTGCCTAACACTTTCCTTTTGCCCTTCATGTGATCCACGTATGCTCCCAACACGCTGTTTATGAACACATGATGTCCTTTGGCGCCTGCACCTTTTCCTATGTCTACTCCGTCGTTGGGTGCGATCCTTTTCACACACTGCCAGAACAGGTAACTGTCATGCCATTCCAACTCTTTGAATATGGTGTCTTTGATGTACAGGTCTGTCCAGTACCGCATAAACTCTGTGATTTTTGAATGCTTCTTGTTGTAGCACACCCATCCGCATTCGGGATACTTTTCGCCCCTGCCCAGGAAGTTTACGAGCTTGTCTTTGGGTAGCAGTCCAGTCACGAAGCCAGTAGCGATTGGTCTGAATGTGTATGTGTCAGCATCTAGCCACAGAACATAATCTGTATCTATTGTTTTGATCGCGTGATCCACTGCAAAGGTCTTGTGTGCAAACCTAACAGCGTCCCATAGGTAAGAACCCTTGCCCTTGTCGTTTTTGCCTGCGTTGGGATCTCGCCTCACACCGCCTGGTATTTCGTCCACTTCGCCGTTGGCCACAGGATCGTCCTTGTGTCTCTGTTTGAATTTTACCAATTCAGGATTGGCATCTTCAATGTTTATGAATTTGATCTTTGGATGTTCTAGGGTTGGTTCCTCACCTTCGTGATATGCATACAGGGTAACATCGTTAGGCCAGAATTGAATGTGGCTCTCCAACATCCTTTTAGCATAGGCTGTCCATCTATTTGGTGGGAAGGTCGTAACAACAGACAATGATGTCATTATAAGCCCAGCCTCTGTTTGAATCTTTTGTACACTGTTCCATCCCTTATCTCTTGTATACTCCATAACTTGTAACCTAGGTCATTCACCCACTGTGTCCTGTCAGGTGTCTTTGGAGTTTCTATATCGTTGAGATCCTTGTTACACACGTCCCAACAAAGTGCTAGGTCTGATGTGCAGAACGTTGGTATACCCCGTATGCAACTGTCAACACTGGCAGTGGAGTTGTGTGTTACCACGGCATGTGCATTCGCAATCGCTTCTTGGAAATGGAATCTGTAAAATTTCTTTTCATCTCCCGCGAAGTGTTGCTGTGTATATTGCAGTTCCACGTCCTCTGGAAAATCATCCTTTCGTGCGACAATGGATGCGACATGATTTGGATGCGGACGGACTATGAATTTTCTACCCGTGGCAGGTCTTAATCTTTCGTAAACTTTGTTGAACCACTCTATGGGATCTAACTCGTTCATGCTCCAGTTGTCCTTGGGTTGCAGTACAAATATTATAGGATCGTCTTGGTTAGACTTACGCCATGGTTCGTACTTAACCTTGAATTTCTTCACCATCATGTCCCAACGATCGCTTGGACTGTTGTCAGATAGAAAGTCACCGTCGTTCATTGGTGTGTACAAAGACACCCTGAAATGATGATCAGGTGATGTTGACACGTTACCAAAACTAGATAGTAGTCCCCCGTCAAATGTTATCAATGGAATCTTTTTGTCTCTGCAATTATTAGCAAGTTCCCTACGTCTGCCTTTGGTGTGATGCATCTGCTTGTCACCGCCATATCCAAACATGGCCGCCATGGGTGCAGTAGGAGTCATCTCACCTTCCACGGTTGGGCCGGACCTGTTCTCATTGACTATGACCGCTTCATCGCCAGCGGCCTCTATGCCTTCTTTGAGATGGTAAAGCAACTCGTAACTGTTGCCACGTTTACGGTCTTTTACCGTCCTCCTGAATATCTCAACTTTCATTCAACATCCTCCATGCTGTTCCGTTGGCCATTTCTTGTAGTGTCCAGTTATTATACGCTAGACTTGAGAATAATGCAATCCTGTCTCCGTATTTAGGTGTTTCTATCTTGCTGAAATCCGTCTCAGATATGGGAGCGGCCGCACTGTTGTTAGCATCACAGAACACAGGGACACCATTTGTGAGGCTGGCCACTATGGTGTTTGAGTTGTAGGTCACTGTCGCATGATAGTCGCTCCAGTTTATATTGCCCTTGTGGACAGTAGGCCTATCAACCTTTACAGTGGCACCCACGTGATCGATTTCGATTGTTGGGTTGTAAGGTTTTTCCCTTACGTCTATTTGTCTATCGGTGTGCTGTCTAAGAATTTTCAGTGTGTTGTCTACCCAGTCAGTTGCATCAAAGAAGTTCGCTATTGCGTTTGTTGGCGGCAGGACAAGAATTTTCTTGCCCTTGTTCCAAGGTCTGATGTCTTGTTTGAAATTTTTTTCATACCTGTCTGCAGGCCTCTGTTGAAGTATGTTCTGGCAGTGATTGTTCTTGGTTATACGTAACCAGTGTGGACTGTCATGAGCATTGGTGAAGTACCCGTGATCCATGAAATAGAAATCTCTGTTCTCCCTCTCACACCATTTGTACACTTCACCAGAACCTGCCAGTATGCCGTACATAGTAAGATTCTCCCCAGGTAATGATTTCAAATCTCTAAACTGGTATATCCTGCCCTGACCGGATCCACGAACGAAAGCATCTACATAACGTTGTGTTCGCGGTTTGGTTGTGTGTATGCCTGACAACATCATCTTCTGTTTTCCTTGACCTCAAACATTTTACGTCCGGCCGCCCTGTTGAATTCTGCAATTATGTTCACACTCCTCCTATGTAATACGGCATCTCTCCTAGCCGATACACTATGTACGCATCTTGTTGAATTGTTACAGAATACGACTAGTGTGTTTGCTTTGTAGGGGATCGTCTTCACAATTCTGCCCGCCTTCTCTTTTACTTCCCTACCTCCGTTTTTATTCACTTCTGAAATGGTATCATGTGTTTCGTGTATCTGGAATTCTCCACCTGTGCTTCGATCCTCTTTGTATGGCATGTAAAGTAAGGCCGCGTATATCTCTCTGGGGTTGTCTATGTGTGCAGTCCTTGAACTATAGTCTATGGGCTTGTGCATCACTGTCTGACAGTCTGTTCCTATCTTGTCATGGCCTGTGTCCCAACCTCTTGGACTTAATGTTAGGTCTTCTATGTGGGGGACCAAATCGCTAAACACTTCGGTCATTTGTTTGTAAAATTCCACTGATGTGTGATAATCAGTGAATTCCTTCCATAGATTGGAAACTTTTCCTGGCTTCAACATCTCATCTGCTTTCAGCCTGTAACATATGCCTGAATCAAATGGTTCTGTAGACAGTAGTTGTTCCGCGGGCCATTCCTTCTCAAGTTGTTCGTATATTTCTTGAGGTAGTGCGTCCTCGATTACGAAATGTGGATAAGGCTCTAGTACAAGTTCAGGTTTCTTTTGTAACACTGATAGGTTCATTCTAGATGCTCCATTATGTCAGGAATGTTAATTTTAAAATTGATCATGTCACTAAATCTTTTAACTCCTTGCAATTTATTTCCTTTGTCTCGAGGTATCTCTACAACATCAGCCAAGTAAAGTTTATGATCTAGATCTAGATTGTGCGCCAACAACGGATATACTTTTTTATGTAACATGTCTCTAGATTGTATCTCTATTATTTTTGTTCCTGGTTGGCACCATAATAGATTTGTCATGCCTGCACCATGGGCCGCTAAAACATGTGACGCTTCTGCAAAAGTTTTCATCTGCTCCTGTATCGATAGATTTTCTAGTACCACAGTCTCCCACCCTTTCAATTTTAGTAGCAATTCATCTGAGTTAATCATTCTTCTAGTCTTAGCACCCGGCCTCAAAACAACTATTTTCCTGTGTGGTTTTACCTCTTTTAAATTTTTTAATCCTTTGAAATGTCGTAACCACGGTGCGAGAGGAGGCACGATTATGCCATCTTTAGAATTACTCATACTGGGCACAAGAAGATGTCTAAATTGCCAAGTCTCACCTTTAGGCATCACCACAATTTTTACATCAGGAAAAAGTGCCTTGCAAACTTTTTTAAAATAAGGACTGCTATTTGCAAGTATGAAACAGAATCTCGCAAAGTTTGTGGACCATCTTTTTTCAAGTAATCTAAATTTAGATATGACATCTATCCATATGTGCCACGGATTTCCTTTGCTGTCATCGTCTACAGGTAACCACACATACGTGTGTTTTTCATTGAAACTTTCTTTCACAGGAGGCAATTTAAGGTTTACAGTGTCATTCCATTCGGTCCAAAGTTTGTGGCTCTTGTTTGGCTTGTGTCTACTCTTATGGGTTAACTTCCACACGTGTTCGGTGATCAGTTTGTTCTCCCTGGTCAACAACAAAGGGCAGGTGTGAACTTTACAGTCATGGAACTCCGCCACGAATGTTGGTAAACTTGTAAAGTGTGGATCAATCGATTCATGATAGGGCACGGTGTAATTGTATTCTGGATCAATCATCTCCCATCGGTCTAGGAAGTACTTCAGTGAGGTTATGTTTTTTACTGACATTTAATTAATAATTATGTTATAATACACTGTTATGATATTATTCTCAAATGGATGCAGTTTTTTAACACCTAGACCTAAGGACGGGGTAGATACTTTTACCAGCAAAATTATTGCAGAAAAATACGGAATGGACTTAACCAATATTGCGATGGGAGGTAGGGGGAATACGAGAGTAAGTTTTTCGTCCAAGGTATGGCTTGAGCAGAACAAGGGTAAGGATGTGTTTGCAGTAATAGGATGGTCAAGTGCAGTCAGGAATGATTATATCACAGACGATGGCTGGAAGAAAGGACGGGTACCTGGAACTGATCTTACTTGGCGCACATGGAAAACTTTAGATAATGTAAGTTTTATCAGGGGACACAAAGGATGGGATATTGAAAACAATCTGACTATGACTTTTTTAGAAAACGTATTTGATCTACAAAATTATTTTGAAAGAAATAAAGTACCATATGTGATGTACAACTCACTGCCAAACGACTTTGGAAATGGTACAGCGGATTTCGAGATAATAAGGAATGCAATTAATATGGATAGATTTTTTAGTCCTAAGGTGAGTCATTTAGAATTTGTTACTGATAAAAACTTGATTGCAAGTCATAACGATCCGCACCCGTCAGCAGAAGGACATAAGCAGTGGGCAACTCAACTAATACAATTTATAGATGCTAACAATTTACGCACCATTTAGTAACAAGAGTAGCAAGGCCTGGGAAGTATTCAACGGCGTTGAGAAATCATGGCCTGATCAAATATTAAAATTAGATAATGCAACCGAAATAGATCCTGTCCGTAATAGCATGTTCTGGGGATTCGTTGGCAATAATCGTGAGATGGTAAAAAAATTAGATGCACGTAATCACAACTACTGGTTCACGGATACTCCATATTTTGGACGTTTCGATAACAATAACCTTCAACCTGACAATCATTATTGGCGTATTTGCAGAAATGCAATACATGTGTCCTACTTAAAAAATTGTAAAGCAGATAGATTTGAAAAATTTGGAATGAAAATTAAAGCACCTAACTTTGCAGGCAAATATATTCTAGTTTGCCCTAGCTCTGCGGGTATACACAATTATTTAGACAGACCTAATTGGACAAATGAGACCATTGAACAGATCAAGAGATACACTGACAGACCTATCCGACTTCGACACAAGCCTAGGGGCAGGGGTACATCAGGGCCGAGTGAGGCAAAGGTACCCCTATCCGAGGATCTTAAGGAAGCGTGGTGCGTTGTGACGAGTTGTAGTATTGCGGCGGTAGAAGCAATATGCGAGGGCATACCAGTGTTCTGTGACCACAAAAGTTTTGCTGTTGATGTTGCAAACGTCGAACTTTCAGATATCGAAAACCCTTATTACGGTGGGCCTGAACCTTGGTTGTATAGCCTTGCCTATCAGCAGTTCACTCCCGAAGAGATCGCAAATGGCACAGCAGTGGAGATACTAATGGACAAAGGAATATTGTGAAGATTGAAAAATTAAACGACGGCCTATGGGTACCATCTACAGATGCTCAGATAGAACAATGGCGACTGAAAGGAAATCCATACATGCAAGAAACCTGTCTAAATGCTTTCAAAGAATGGTGCACCATACAAAATAAAAAATTCAATCTTATAGTTGATATTGGAGCATGGTGTGGCACTTGGTCATTAGCGATGCAAAAGTATGCAAAAAACATTTATTGCTATGAACCTAACAAGGTACATTTCGAATGCCTTGCAAGGAATCTAAGTACGAATAGTAATGTGAGGTTGTACAATCAAGCAATAGGCAATGAGGATGGATTTGTAAAGCTGACTGAGGAAACTGCAACTCAAAATACTAGAGTGTTATTAGAAAAAGGAGAAACGAAAATTAATAAGCTAGATTCATTGAATTTACAGGGTGTAGATTTTGTAAAAATAGATGTTGAAGGGCTTGAGATGGAAGTGTTAAAAGGTGCAGAAAAAAGTTTACAAAATGTTGAATACTTGATGATTGAATGTAATGGAAACAGTGAAAAATATGGTAGCACTAAAAGAGATATCAAAGAGCATATTAAATCTTTAGGATTCAAACACTTGATGAAAAAATGGCCAGATATTGTTTATTACAAAGCATGATGTACAAATATTTGCAAAATCTTAAAGTAGAAAATAGCTTTACACCTAATAGAATACTTGACATAGGCGCCAACATAGGATTCTGGACAAAAAATGTGAAATCAATATGGCCAGGTGCCGAATACACATGTATAGAAGCAGGTGCAAAATATCAAAAGCATCTAGAAAATATCGCTGATCATTGCCATATTGCTGTGCTTGGTGATAGTAATAGAGAGATTAAAATGTATCTACGGGAGATTGACAAGGGCAACAAAAAGAAGATCACCTATACCAAAGGATCAACATTGTTTGGTATTTTTAAAGATTACGAGATCAGGCAGATGCAAACTTTGGATGAATTGGTTGGTAAGGATGCACAGTTTGATTTGATCAAACAAGACGTGCAGGGTGCTGAGATAATGATAATGAAAGGGGCGCCTGAAATATTTACACGTGCCAAGTATGTGATTCAAGAAGTAAACAAGGGCAAGGATAAAAAATTTCCTGATATGCCATCTGAAAACGAAATGGACGAATTCATGTTTGAACTAGGGTTCGATCACAACGAAGTAATTGAGCAGAAAATTAATGTAGATCAAATAGATAAAATTTATTTTTAGATTTACGAACTGAAAAGGTTAATTGCTTCTTTTTTCCACTCATCTGAGTACTCACAATTCCTGTATCCATCAAACCATGGCCCGCCTTCTGTGTAGTGCAATATCTTAGGTGATCCGTCCTCTGGTTCCCTGTACCAGCCAACTAACCAGTTATAGTTGTGTGGTAGATCTCCAATTTCTGAATCTTCAAGCCAACCGAATCTATGTAGAAATTTAGGTGTTTGTTCATTAAGGAATTCTGGTGTTAGCATTTTATTTTTTTCGTGTTCGCAATTCCAAAGCACCATACTTGACCAGTTCTTTCTTGGATACACAGTTTGTACTTGTCCATCCATTTTGGTTGTTTCTTTTGGGGTATAATCATGCTGTACGCAGACAACCGCTTTGCTACGATCCATGTACTTTGTAAGCATATGACTAGGGATCCTCCATAGGAAGTCACAGTCACAGAACACCGCCCATCCTTTGAAGTCGTTCAAGTAGGGAACAAAAAATCTTGTGAATGTAAATTCAGTCGATGCAAGTTTGTCTTTCTCACGTGTGTAGATCCCCTGAGCCCTCATGTCGTTTTGTTTAAGGGGAATAACTTCTGCTGAGGGGTCTCTACGTTTGATACTGTGTTCGCATACTTGATATGCTATGTCTTCTCTTGAATCCCAACCTACGTAAATTTTCATTTTCTACCTGATAATAATTTGTGTATGTTCTGCCAATTACTTACACGTATTATATCAGGATTATCAAAGTCTTGATTATATGGATGGTCTATTAATATGGGCTTTAAACCGTATTTAAGCCCGGCTACAGCGTTCTTTGGCTTGTCCTCGACCCAATATAGTCCGGTGTTGTGAAACTCCGCTAATGCTGAATCTTTGTCCGCTCCGGTGTCGAGTATATGGTAATTTTTGAATATATGTTCACCAAACAGTTCACCTAATCTTTTTTTCCTTACGAGTTGTGCCGGTATGTCAGATGTCTGCGAGGTAATTGGAATGAATGTCCATCCTTCGGCGGCTAATAATTTTACCCATGTTTGTGAATCTTCCATTGGACACTGGGTCGCCATCCATGCACTTTTATTAAACTCTCTTATTTCCTCCCTTATCTCAGGAATTGTGAGACCAAATCTTTCGGCCATTTCGTAAGTATTTTCCTTATTGGGTAGTAGTTTGTAAGGATAAACTCTTTCATTATTGTTGTTGTAATATGATCGTTGTAACATCCAGTCTGTGAAATGTTTTTCCCATTCCAGCAATACACCGTCTACGTCTGTAAGTATAATTCTATTTGATGTCGGCATCTTCCATACCTGCTACTCTCAGTTTTACAATGTTTGTTATCTGCCATTGTTTCTGATCTAGTCCTTTGGTGATGCCTAACCATTGATTTCTTATTAATGCAAAGTCATTTATTATCTTGTCCATGTCAACAACATCGTCTTCGCCGTCCACATACTTCTCTGCATCTCTACTCGATAAAGCTCTATTATAGTTTTCAAGATATTTCTTAAAAGTTTTAGATCTTAATCTTCTCAGTTCAATATTTAGATATTCAAGGATTGCTTCTAATTGTTGCAGTTGACTAAATCGTTCTTCGACTATACCAGGTAAGGCGGCACTAGATCTTTCAAGATTGCCATAGATCTTACATTGTTTTCTTGCCTCTAACAATTCTTTATCAAAGTATGCTATGCAGTCTGGTATTTTATCTAAATTTCTGCTGACTTCGTTGTACCAATTAATCATCATAACCGTATCCGTCTGACTCTTCGTCTTCCTCGAACACAGTGTTGATTGCTTCTTCTAACTTAGGATCGTATTCGGCGGACGCTTTTATTTCGTCATGTTCAACACCAATATCTTCTAAACTTTTTATAAAATCAATTGCCGCGTCTAGTTTTGATCTTTCAGGAACATAGTGTACTATTGAGTTCCATAATCTTTCAATGTCTTCGTGTGTGAAATCAATCATTACTCTTTTTCTTCTTGTATTTCTTCTGTTGGTACAGTTTCTTTAAACTCTGCCATAATCATATCTAATTTATCACCTACCCATGCTTTTCTAAATTCTATATGTTCTTTACCTTTAGAATCGATGTATTTTAGTCTATTACCTTGTTGTACTAGTAATCCTTTTTTCTCAAACAAGTCAACTAGTCCACTGTAGGGATCCATTCCTGTGTCATACGGAATTTTGACTTGTACACCTTCAAATGGTTTGGCATATCTAGTCTTCATAACTTTACAAGCGGCCCTGATACCTCTGACATCTGTGACCTTGTTGCCTTTTTCGTCTTCTTTAAGTTTTAATTTCTTCATGGCTACTACAATTGAACTTGCATAGATAAATCCTTGTCCACCTGATATTTTGTCATCTGGATCAAACATATCTTGCGATGCGTATGTGTGGTTGGTTGCTATAAGTCCTACGTTCCAACTTCCAAACATATTAACACAGTTTCTTACAAGCGCCGTCAAAGCCTTAGGTTTTCTACCTAGGTCACCTTTCATATCACCTGCTTCAAACTGATTTACATCTGTTGGAGTAAGCATCATACCCAGACTGTCTATCACAAATAGTACCTTTGGTGCACCTTCTTTGTTGTCTGCGTGTTGCTCTTTGTAACCTTTCATGAATTCTGAAACAGTTTTTGCCACATCATCGACCATTGACATGCTTAATTTTAAAAGTTTATCTTCTGATGTGTCTACTTTCAATGCCTGTAACCACTGTTCATCTAGTGCGTTCTCTGTATCGATCAGTATGACAAATATGCCTTGATCCTGTGCATTTTTAATAATGTTGCCTGATGCTATGTAACTTTTACCTGCTCCTGATTCACCTGCTAATACTGTCACTTTGCCTAGCGGTATGCCCTTGTTAAAGTCACTGGTCATCAAATAATTTAATGC